AAACGAATCGTGGTGATATCAGACACCCAACTTCCCTACGATGACCGGCGCGCACTCAAAGCACTCATCCAGTTCATAGGGGACTACCGGCCAGACGAAGTCATCCATATCGGGGATGTCATGGACTTCCCGCAGCCGTCCCGGTGGAACAAAGGCACAGCCGGGGAGTTCGAAGGGTCAGTGTTCAAAGACGCTGAGGATGCCAAACGCAGGCTGCTCGAACCCTTACGGAAGGTGTACGGCGGCCCGTTGCGGTTCCACGAAGGGAACCATGACGAACGGCCACGCACCTACCTGTCGAAATACGCACCCGCACTAGCGGAGTCCGGTGCGTTTGACATCGACACATTGCTGGACTTCAACGGGTTCGGTGTGGAACTGCTACCGGATTTCCACAAAGTAGCTCCAGGCTGGCTGACCACCCACGGGCACAAAGGTGGTATCTCACTGTCCCGGTTCGCCGGACACACCGCTCTGGGTGCGGCCACCAAGTTCCAAACCTCCGTAGTTATGGGGCACACCCACCGGATGGGGTTGACATCGCACTCGTTTGGGTTCGACAGCAAGGTCACAAAAACCTTTCACGGGTTCGAAGTCGGGAACCTGATGGACATGAAGAAAGCGCACTACCTGAAGGGTGCTGCTGGTAACTGGCAGCAGGGGTTCGGAATGTTGACTGTGGACGGGCAGTACGTCAAACCGGAACCGATCTTCATCAGCAAGGGCCGATTCACGGTCGACGGTCAAACATGGGAGGTCTGACTTGAACACAACTGAACTGAACAAGCTGTTTCGGCGGTCCGCGTCGAGTGCGTTGGCGGAATGGTATGGCAGCCAGTGGGATCGGCAGAAGGAAGCCCTGGACGATCTGGTTCAGGAACTGTGGGTTTGGTATTTGGAGAGCGCCGCGACTCAGGAGAAGCTGGATAACCCGGTCAGTTCGGCTCAGAAAATGGTTTACAAGGTTGCCTTGCAGAAGCTGGCGAGACAGACCCTGGACACAGACAACTTCCGTGGCCGGAACTTGTATTCCGTTGACGCTATCAAAGATGCCCTCCTTGGCCGGTCAACCAACAAGTACCTGTCAGGCATTCTCCCCGCCGCTCTGGAAGCTCTGGATAAACGGAACCCGAAGCAAGCAGAAGCTATTCGGTGCAGATACCAAGACGGTGACGTTCCTGTCGGAGCGGCGCAGGGGATGCTGCTGTCGCGTGCGATCCGATCCCTAGCTGACGAAGTGAACGTCAACTACATCACCGCCCCCGTGAAAGGGGTAGGCAGCCGCAACGTGGTGTTCCCACACACCCGGAAACAGAAAGGTGTCCACTCCGACCCGACAGGCGGCACAGCCATCGCGCTCATCGAAAACCCGCACGTCCGTGACCAATACCTCGAACGGACACGGTGGTTGCAGATAGACGAAGGTGCAGCCGCTGAACCCGTCTTCGACCTGGGTAACGGTGTCAAGTATCGGGCCACCGGGACAACAGCACGGCTGCTGAGGAACTACCCGGAACTGATCGAACCGTTCGTGGAAACGAAACGTAAGGAACTGTTCGAGTGAACATCATGGATCAGATTTTCAACCGGATGGGTAGGTCGGAAATGTATCGGGGAGAGGTGTTCCCGGAACTGTTCCCCCACCAGAAAAAGATGCTGATCGAACAGTGGTCAGTGGAAGACCGCGAAATGTATTGCGGCGGAATGTATACGAAAGGGTATAAGTGACAGACGTTAATTGGGGTCCGACCGGGGAACTGGTTTACAACCGCACCTACAGCCGGGTCAAACCAGACGGCACAAAGGAGACCTGGCCGGAAACGGTGCAGCGGGTGGTCGACGGCAACCTCGCGTTGGTCGACAAGCGTTACCAGCTTGAAGACGAACGCCAACAGTTGATCGACATGATGCTGGACTTCAAAATCCTGCCAGCAGGACGGCACCTGTGGGCATCCGGTGTCAAGAACGCTCAGCACCTGTTCAACTGCTGGGTGGCCGGTTGGACCGCCAACCCGTCCGACCATTTCGAGTTCACCTTCATGAGGTTGATGGAGGGTGGTGGGGTTGGGGCTAACTACTCCAACTCAAACCTGAACGGGTACCCGCCGATCCGGCACTCGCTGCAAGTTCACATCGTCTGCGACCCGGAACACCCGGACTACCAGGAGCTTGCGAAAGCCGGTCTGCTGTCCATCGACTACGACTCCGATTGGGCTGGGGCGTTCCAGATCGAAGACAGCCGGGAAGGTTGGGCTGCCGCACTCACCGATCTGATCGACACCCACTTTCGGGACGAAGCTGTACATACGCAGCGTGTGTACGACGTGTCACGTGTGCGGGCTGCCGGGGCGAAGCTGAAGACGTTCGGTGGTAGGGCTTCCGGGCCTCAACCGTTGGCGAAGATGCTGATCGAAGTATCTGGTGTGTTGGGTTCCCGCGCAGGCTCATACCTGGACGGTATCGGGGCTATGGAAATCGACCACGCTATCGCACAGTGCGTGGTTGCCGGTGGTGTACGGCGCTCAGCCCGTATGGCAATGATGCACTGGGCTGACCCGCAGATCGAAAAGTTCATCGACATCAAACAGGAAAGCCTGTCGCACTGGACAACGAACATCAGTGTGGAGGTTGATGACGAGTTCTGGTATCAGGCCAAGCAGGGTCACGCCTGGACAGCCGCCCGTGTACTGAAAGCGATTTCGCAGGGCATGGTGAACAACGGGGAACCAGGGTTCTGGGACTCGTCACTGTCGAACGTCGGTGAACCCAACGGGGTGGAATGCACCAACCCGTGCGGGGAAATCACGCTGCAAGCGTGGGAGCCGTGCAACCTCGGGCACGTCAACCTCGCCGGGTTCGTGGACAAGCGTGGACGGGTGGACATCTTCAGCATGTACCAGGCGCACATCCTCATGACCCGGTTCCTGATCCGCGCCACGTTCAGCGAAGTCGGTGACCCGAAGTCCCGTGAAGTGCTGGATCGCAACAGGCGGATCGGTGTCGGGCATTTCGGTGTCGCTAGTTATCTCGCCATGACTGGGCTGAAGTACAGCCACGCACCCTTGGATGATTCGTTCAAGTCTCTGCTCAGGCAGATGTCTTTGGCGGTCGATGCCGCAGCCGTCGAACTGTGCCATGACCTCCGCATCCCGGTGCCGGTTAAGCGGCGGACGATTGCACCCACCGGCACCATCGCCAAGCTGTCCGGTGTGTCTGAGGGTGTGCATCCGATTTTCGCCCGGTACTTCATCCGCCGTGTCCGACTGTCCAAGGTCGACCCGGAACAGATGAGCATGGTGGACAAGTACGAAGCGGAGGGTTTCGAAGTCGAGGACGACATGTACGCCGACAACACGGTGGTTGTGTCTTTCCCGACGAAAGACACTCTGGTGCAGGCTGTCACAGACATTTTCGGGCCTGAGGGTGAGGAGTTGGTTGAAGCTGCGAACGATCTGACGTTGCAGCAGATGCTCGCATTTCAACGCCTGTACCAACAGTACTGGGCTGACAACGCGGTGAGCTTCACCGCGAACGTCGATCCGTTGCAGTACAAGCCTGAGCATGTTGAGGAGCAGTTGCGGGTGTTCGCCGGTCACCTTAAAGGGGCCACGATCTTCCCGGAAGCTTCGATGCCGCAAGCGCCGTATGAGCGGATCAGCAAGTGGGAGTACGAGTCCGCTCAGTCCAAGCAGATCGCGGATGGGGTTGATGAGGAGTGCGCTAACGGCTCCTGCCCTGTTCGGTAAATGACCGGATTCCGGTGCCACCGGAATCCACCAATAAACGGAACACCCCTGCGTCCACACAATCCTGTGTGGGCGTTTCTTTATGTGAAAGGTAAGTGAATTGACCGATTTCGATCCGTTCGAGGACGCACCCGTGGACGAGGTTGTGGAGCAGCCGACCCCCAAGAAGCCGCCCACTAAGAAGGCTGTGGTCCCCGGTGAGGGGAAGCTGACCCTCACACTCAAGGGCGGTGCAGGGTTCGACTCCCCGTGGATCGTCATCCACGCCACGGATGTCGATGACGCCCTGGATCAGGTGACCGGCGACAACGCCGCGAAGTTGGCGAAGCTGATGGACGCAACACGCAAGGCTGCCAACCACTTCGGTGGGTCAGCCCCAGCCAAGCCTGCACCTGCGCCGCAGGCCGCTACTGAGGCACCTGCCGGTACCCCGGAGGCTCCTGGCCCGGACTGGGTGTACAAGACCGGGGTTGGAAAGAACGGGAAGACCTGGCGTGCCTGGATGCCGCCTCGCGGTTCTGACGCGGAACCGGTGTGGATTCGCTGACGCAAAAACTGGTGGAGGGCGGTCCCGGCTACGGTCGGGGCCGTCCTTCCCTTCATCGGAAGGGTTAGATGAGAGAACATAAACACCGTGTTGATGGGGAGCCTGTACTCATCAACGTCATTGAGGACGAACAGGATATCGGCGGGTTCCTTGAGTTCGTCGCCACCAACCCTGGCTGGCTTGCGTGCGACTCCGAAACCACCGGCCTGAACATTTACTCCCAGGACCACAACCTGCGTGTGGTGCAGTTCGGCACCACCACAGAATCGTGGGTCATCCCCATAGAACGGGGGGAGCCGTTCCGGCAAGCCGTCCGTGACGCACTGAAACGAACCAGCCACCTCATCTTCCAGAACGCCTCCTACGACATCCAGGTGTTCGACCGTCATCTCGGTGTGCGGATGGAAGACCTGTGGCCGAAAGTGCGGGACACCCGCATCCTGGCGCACCTTGTGGACCCGCGAGGGAAAGACGAAGGCGGGATTGGGCAATCGTTGGAGAACCTCACCCGGCACTACATCGACGCTGACATCGCGGACAGTGTCAAAACCTTGATGACCGACCTGGCTCGCACACACAAAACCACGAAATCTGAAGTGTGGAAGGTGGTGGATTTCGATGACCCGCACTACCAACTGTACTCCGGGATGGACACCATCCTGGCTGCCAGACTGGCGTTCAAACTGCGCCCTCTGGTGCCGAAAGAGTCAGTGAGGCTCATCGACTACGAACGCAGGTTGGCGGCTGTGTGCGCGCACATGGAACGCACAGGGTTCCTGATCGACGTGGACTACACCCAGGAGTTACGCGAAAAGCTCATCGACGCGGAACTGGTCTACGAGTGGCAGGCGAAACAGATGGGTTGCGAAAACGTAAACAGCACAGAGCAAGTCGCTGACGTTCTCGAATCGCGCGGGGTGCGTATCCGGGAGCGGACACCGTCCGGCCGCAGGAAAGTGGACAAACAACTGTTGGAGAAGTTGATCGCGGACGGTGACCCGTTCGCTGAAGCGGTGTACGAGGCGAAGAAAGCTAGGAAGTGGAGGACGACATGGGTGGATGGGTTCCTGAACGGTGCGGATGCGGGCGGCAGGTGCCACGCATCAATCAACCCTCTGCGGGCACGCACAGCGAGGATGTCGATCACCGGGATACCGGCGCAGACGTTACAGGCTGGAGACTGGTTGATCCGGCGCTGCTTCGTTGCTGACGAAGGCCATGTGATGGCATCGGTGGACTACCAGGCGCAGGAGTTACGTGTGCTGGCTGCGCTGGCCGGTGACCGCACAATGATGCGGGCGTTCAAGACCGGTGCTGACCTTCACCAGTTGACCGCTGACGCGGCTGGGGTGGACCGCAAGGTTGGGAAGACCACGAACTTCGCTTACGTGTACGGCAGTGGTCCGCGCAACATCGCGGAGCAGTGCGGGATCGCCGTGGAAACGGCGAGGGCTGTGGTGGCTGGGTTCGAGCAGTCTTACCCGCAAGTGAAGCAGTTGTCCCAAACGCTTCAGAAGCAGGCACGGACCTACGGGTATGTCACCACCGATTTCGGTCGGAGGTTGCCGGTCGATCCGGAGCGTGCGTACTCCGCGCTGAACTACATGGTGCAGTCAACGTCACGTGACATAACCGCGCAGGGGTTGCTGCGCCTACATGATGCCGGGTTCACACCGTATCTGCGGTTGCCGATCCATGACGAAGTGCTGGCTTCCGTTCCCGCCGATAAAGCGGATTGGGGTGCCACCCGGATTGGGGAGCTTATGGCGACCACGTTCAAGGGTGTGCATATCGGTACCGACCCGGAGGTCGGTGGCCGTTCCTGGGGCAGTTTATACGGATCAGATTACTGAAAGGAACTTGACAATGGATGAGCGTGAGTTTTTCGACAAGCTGTACCAAATGTGGGCCAATACCACCGGGGCGCAAGACCGGTACTGGGACTACCAAAAAGACGGCAAAGATTACTTCTTCAACATCAATGCTGTGGGTGAGGACGGTGACGGTAAGTTCGTCGCTTCAGTTTTGCTGGATGAAGATGCTGACTTCATCACCGCTATTCACGGGTGTTTCCCCGATCTTATCCGCACCGTTTTGGCGGCTATGGATGAAGCGGACAGGGCTGATTTCGACAAGGACAGCCGGGAGTGCCGGATCGCGGAATTGGAGTCCGCTTTGGCTGAAGCTCAGGCGGGTTTAGCGGAGTTGAGAGCGGATTTGGAAGGGCTTATCGCGGGATGACCAGACCCGATTGGAACACTTATTTCACCAACATCGCTTATGCGGTGGCGGAAAGGAGTGACTGTGAACGCTCGAAGGTCGGTGCGGTGGTTGTTAAAGACCGCCGCGTCAGGGGCACAGGCT